CTTCAAGGAAAGAAACAAATAACGGATATTCATCCGAGACATATTCAGGTACTTGTTGTGCAACAAGTAGAGATGTTTTTAAATTAGACATTTAATTAATCGGATATTTTGGCCAAATCAATTGTGATAGATGTTGGGTCTGTTTCATCAATTGTAATAATTGTATTTCTAAGAGTTTCAACAATACCTTTTTCTGACTCAATTGATAGTCTTATATAGCCGTCAGCTGAAGAAACAGATAACATGTTAATATCATAAATGTTAATTGTACCAGAATTATAGTCAATTTCACCAACATTATCATCAACAATTTGTCTTTGAGCAGCTGAGTCATAATAAATTGTTCTGAGTGTTCCAACTCGGCCATCTACAACTGCAACAGCTTTGGCACCATACCCATCACCGCCGGTAATAGTTACTACAGCTCGTGTATAATCAGTTCCACGATTTACAATATTAATGTTCTGAACTCTGCCGTTAACAATAACGGCTTCTGCTGTTGCGCCAGTACCATCACCTGTAATAGTTACTGTTGGTGCAGAGATATAACCTGTACCTGCGTCAGTAACACCAATTGAAGTAACACCTGAGGATGACTGTGGTATCTCATCAAAAATAACATTTCTTTCAACACCATCCATATCTAAAACATTAAAACTTGTAGATGTTAATTTATTTGTAATTGTACCACGATGTAGTGGTGCATTAAATTTAATTGTATAATTTTTAGATTGATTCAGTACAGGCAAAAATCTTTTCTGCAATCGAACAACCGTTTCTGAACCAATAATAGAATTTAAGTTTGTAGCATCAACTGCGTCTTGCATTTTAGATAAGATGAATTTAGCGCCAAATTTATTCAATTTGGAGTTTCTATATCCTATAATAGCATTTCTAATGTTATTTTTAATACCATCTGCACTTACAGTTGTTTTCTTTGGATCATATTGAATGTAGTTATTGACCAACAAGTACAAGTATTCAGGGTCTCTAAACTCCGTTTGAACAGATACGATAGATTTTGGTTTAACAATATCATCCAAAATTCTTTGTTTCTCGGTTTCAGAAATATAATAATCAGTCTTTGGTTTAATAGATATAAAAACTTTGCCGTAAACTGGAGGAGTTTCTTCTTCACCACCCCAAACTGAAATTGAATCTAGTGATGGATAATTTTTGGTAATGTATGACTCATAATCTTTGAAAGTAACCAATCTGTTTTGTGTAGCGAATTGAGCTACAGCATTATACTTTACTTCACTAACGGTTTCTCTGTTTGTTCCACCAGCAGCAACAGATACAGTATCAACCGTAATATTGGTAAAAGCACCAATAGCAGCACTCACAGTAAAAGATGAAGCTTTATTTGCGGCTGTTCCATTTGTTGACAAGTAAGTTATATTGATAATTGCACCATCATTAATCTTTTTGCCAATAACATCGTCACCGAAGTAAATCTTATACTTACCACCTCTAGCCTCTTGTAAGAAATACACTTCAGATGAACTAGTAACATCTAAAATGTCGGTAACTTTATTGTATATTGTTACCTGTGAGTTACTTGAAGACGGTCTAACTGAGACTGTGATTGTGTTAGTATCAACATCAGCATCTGGTATTTCAAAAATACCTTTTGGATTTGCAGACTCATCTTGTGTAAATGAATATGCTACGAATTGTCCTTCTTTAATTTCTAAGTTCTCAAAGAAGTATTTTGTTCCACTCTTAGTAACGGTTGTATCAGCCATTACATTAAAGTTGTAAGTTTGGTTATCAATAGTATTGGACAACAAAACAAAACCTTTTGGTATTGTTACAGTATCTACTGTTGAACTACCAGTTTCAACTGTCAAATTGATAAGGGCTTTAGAAGCTGATTTGGAGTAAGGAACATATCCTAAAGTCTTAGCATGTGATACAACCGAATCTCTTAGCAATGCAGTATCTAAAAATGCCTCATTAGCTACCATGTTAAGATAGTATGCATTATAGTGGGTATTATATGCCAAAAGATTAATTAACACATCAAGGCCTGAGCCTTCAAAGTCATAGTCTTGAAATTCAGACTGTTGTTTTAAATATGATTTTAAGTTGGTTTTGATTGTATCAAAATCAAGTTCCGCAACTTGTAGACGATTATCTGCCATTTATCGGACTCGCTCTAAGAAAAATTTGATTGCTACCGGGTCGGTTCTATTAACAATTTGAAACAATAGTTCAACATTAAATCCATTATTATCAAAGTCTGGTTTAACAACAACTTTAGAAACACTTGCTCTAGGTTCAAAATTATTAATTGTTTCTATAATTTCACGTTCAATTAAAGTTGATGTGACCATATCTAATGGTTCAAATAGAAGTTTTCTCACATTGCAACCAAGTTCTGGTTGGAACGGGACTTCATAGTGATTGGTTGAAATTAAATTCTTAATTGAATTAATTACAGCCAGTTCACCTCTGTGTTTGTTGATATCTTTACGGACTGGATGAATTGCAAAATTCAAATCCAGGTCTCGCCATTCTCTACTTGTTGTTGTTATTACTGTTGCCATTTTCTATTTATGTTACTGGTTAGCAAGCCTAGATTTTAATTTATCAGTTCCAATAAGATTGTCAACTAAACTGCTTTCGGATGCACCTAAATTTGAATACCTACGTATATTTTTAGCTTCGTCAACCAATTCATTTGATTTCGTATAAAAATTCTCATCATGAACTCGTCTTTCCAAAAACAAAGTATTTAAAGTATTAGCAACCACGGCAATACTATTGACGGCCGCATATGATAAATTTGAAACTTTTGTTGTAATTACATCTTCTCCAACAGTTTCAGTAGTTATAGTAATGCTGTTATTAATCGTATTGGCATATGTAACAACAACATTAGCATAATCATTAATTGTGTTAGCTATAAGAATACTTGTAAAACTGCCTAACATAGGAGCATTATCTTCACGACCATCAACTTGATATATTAAATATGTCAATGCTCGACCAATTTGCATAGCTTGTTCGAGATATGGTTTATCGGCTGCGTCCGTATTTGCAGTAATTGAAACCACACCAGAAATTCTATTGGTGTGGTTTATAAATTGTACGATTTGGCCAGGAATGTGTGTAGTTACAATTGGCGGCGCTTCAACACTTCCAGTTGTAACATTATATCCAGCAATAGATTTAAAATCAGCATTAATTGTTGTCCATAATGCCGTTAAATTACCAGAGCCTGTTACTGAACTTGTAGCATTAATTAAAGTATTGGCAGAAAGCCAAATAGTATTACATGAAGGTGCAACAGGATTTAAATAATAACCATTAGTATCATCATTTATCAAATCATCTTTCATCCATTGATTTGGCACCAATGCTGGTGTTGAATTAATTTGTTGTATAGCGGTATTTGGCAACAAACCTATTGTACCACTATTGTCAGTAAAATTAAATCCTGTTCTGTCAAATAAAGTTGCCATAGTATATCCTTAAATCATTTTTGGAATTGGTGGACCTGTAGGCCCTTTGAAACTAGCGTGGAAGTGACAATTATGTAGTGCAGTATTTACCGTATCTGTCATTAATACTGCATTCATTAAGCCAAAGTTAGCAAGAGGTGCTTGCATTGAAAGCAAAGCAGTAATTGTTGTTGAAGAAAAAATGCCTGTAGGCAAAACTGGAATTTGACCTTTTAATGGATTACCAGGATCTCCTAGTCCACAAGTAATACCAGCCCTAGCAGTAAGTGTAGCACAGCTGACTGTATATGCGTCTAAGGCACCATCGATAACCATATTACCAGTGATAACTACATCAGGAGTTCTAAGGGATATTGTATCTCCCATAAGACTAACTGTATCTTTTGATGTTATACTGGCAGTGTCTTGAGCTGTAACAGTATAATCACCCTTAACCACAATGCTGTAATCACCGTCAATCAATTCTTTTCTATTACCTTTAACATGTAGAAGTGAATCACCTTCAATTGTAATATTACAAACACCACTAATTAAAACATTTTTATTTTTGGTAATTATTTCATAACCATCACCATAAATTTTATGCACTTCATCACCGTTTGGATGCATTTCAGTAAATGTTCCTGAGCGATGATGTATACGTATTCTTTCTCCGCCAGGTGTGTCATCCATCTCAAACATATGTCCAGATGGAGTTTGCGTAATATTATTAAATGGATATTTTGGTGGATATTCTATTGAAGCCGGAGATTCCGGCTCAGTCCATCCATAGTCTTCAACTTTTCCTGTTTCTGGATTAACAGGCTTTTCAGGATCCACTTCTCTCACATAAGGTGAATATTCTGTCATTTTTTTATATTTTATTCAAGGTTGTGATGATACAAGTACATTTGCCACAGGAGGTTCTGAATCAATTAATTTATTTATAGCTACGCCTGCAGCATCAACTTCAGCTTGACTTGTTGGTGAAAGAATTACTGCTGCCAAAGTTGCAGGTTGAACTGTTGCAATAAGTCTTGCACCTGAGTTTGCTAAATCTTGAACGGCATTAGCACCATCTTGTACAGCACTTATTATTTCTCCAAGGCCGCCAGTATCTACATCACCAACCAAATCTGTAAATAAATCTTTAAGGCCTTTCTTTAGAATTGCAGTAAATTTTTTCACACAATCCGCAAAGAAAGCTGCTGCTTTTGCGGGTAAACTGAGAATGTAATCAATCATTGCTCTTACTTTTCTAGCAACTTCTAACCAACTGCTAACAGTTTTTTGTATTTCTTTTACCACTCTTGTAAACTCTTTTACAAAAGCGGTAACTTTCCTAGTTATATCTACAATTGTTTTTGAAATTCCAGTAGCATCAAGACATGTTAGGCCAATGGCAGCATTGATAAGTTTTCTAATTGTATCAAATACTGGACCAAAAAGAGTTTTTATGGCAGAAACAGTTTGGTCAACTTCATATGAAATGTCACAAACGTGTGCTCTTCTCCTATTTGAAGTATCTATCGCAGTAAATTGCACAACACCACGGCCTAATGGTGGCAAAGATGGTTGGCCAACTCTATCATAGATTTCACCAGCTGGCATCTGAGGTGCACCAACAGGTTGTTTAACAAGCACAGTATTGATACCTGGAAGAACGTGTGTTACAACTGGAAGTTGTGCTGATTCTCTATCAAAGAAAAAACCAATGACCCAATCTCCAACTTTTGGTCCAGTGACTGTTGTTGAACCATTAACTGGTAATGCAACCATGGCCCAAGGCAAGTCTGTTGTTGGCAAAACCGTTTTGTTTATATTATGAAAGCCATTGATGCGAACACGAAGTCTTCCAGTTTTCAATGGGTCATCGTAATCTTCTACGACTCCGGTCCAATTGTTTAAATTTACTAAATCATTTTCGTACATGTTAATAGTTTCCTACGCTTTTGGCTAGTTGTCTGTTTGCAGCTACAACAGGTTTAGCAGAAGAATCTGTTACTACCTCTGCAACAGTTTCAAACATATTGTATTTTATAATGTGTCTGGTGGAAAGAATAGCATATTTTCCTTTTAAAGTGGAATCATAGTTATTGCCACCTTTAGTATTGAAAGACCGAGTTGGAACTTCCAAATTAATTGTTCGACCTGGAGATACCAAAAAGTTTCCAGGTAAAACTATTTTTAATCTTTGTGATGTAAAATTTTGTAACAATGCTTTTCTTGCATATGTATATTTGTGAGGCACGTCATCAACTTGTAATGAACCAGGCTCATTTGCTTTAATGTATGCTGATTGTGGTCTTTGGCCTGTTGTCAAATAAAATACTATCCTAGAATCGGTCATTTGATAGTTTGTTTTACCTAATTTATTTGTCTCAATAGGTAAATTTGGATTTTCATTACCATGTTTAGTCGTTGCAAACACATTATCAAAACTTTTCTTTTGGGTTATTATTTGTCTAGTTAGCGGATCAATACCAACAAATGTTCCTGCAAAAACACCAGCTTGTGTGCTTTTAATAAAATCAAATTGGGTCATAACTTCCATTGCTCTTGCACCAAGGAATTCGGTTTTAATATCATCATTTTGTAAGTTTTTAATATCAAAGTTTACATTGAAAATTGAAGGTTGTTGCATAATCTTAGACAGAGTTGTAAAGTTATAACCTTCCACATTCTCAAAAAACATAAAAGTTGGTTGACCTCTAGAGTCAATGGCTCGTTTCGAACACCAGTTTAAAGCATCAAATGGTTTTAAACCTGGTATAATTACATCGATTGCACCATAAGATTTTTCAAAATTCTTTGGTACAAAATTGGAAACAGGAACTTTTAACTTATTGCTCAATATTTTTTTGACCGTATCGGTATAAGTGCCCTTATAAGCTTCAGCTATTAATTGTTGTTCAGACAAAATAACTTCTTCAGAAGCAAATTTTAAAACATATGATTCACTTGTTTGGTTAATATTTCTTCTATCAGTTTGTTTGTATACTCTAAAGGCTCTTTTCAATCTAAAAAGACCTTCACCTTTGTCTATATCTATTAGAATAATTTCAGTACCATCAATTAACAATTTTGAAGATAGACCAATAGCATCATTGATAACAATATCACCAGAAATGCAAGGAGCTAACATACTTTCATATATGTTAATTTCTTCAAAAATCTCTCGCAACTCAATTTTACCACCTTTGGTAACAAGAGTCAGTTCGTTAATTCTAAAGTCTGTAGGTTGCTTTAGATTAAAATCACTCATTTGGAATCTTTCATCACATTTTTAAATTCTGCTTCAATGTCAATTACAAATTCAGGTTTTAAAATGGTTATATTTCTTTTGTTTTCGTTCAATTCATTTTCATATTCATAGTAAGTTTTTGTTTCTTTTGAAACTACAATTCTTAGTGGAGTTCCATCTTCTAAAGTATAATTTGTATCAGATATAACCACATTAGCATATGTGTTAGCATCAAGTCTAATTCTATCTTCTCTATACAGGCCTGTTGAAGTATCAGTTCTTTTTTCTACTTTATAGTATGCTTGAGTATTATTTGTTGCCCATTCTAAACCAGTTACACCAGTGTATGCAGTATTAGCATATGATGACGATGAATACTTTGCCTCAATGAATTTGCCAATTGTTCTTTGACCTAAAGGCCATTCATAAAGTGGGTCTACAATATTATTCATTGCCAAAATGATCCAGTGTTTTTCTGGAGAACCATAAATTTTAGATGCTAAAATTTCAGGCGTATCACCATCTTTTATTTTATATTTGTAATACGTAGAAGCATTCTGTTTCAACCTATCATCAAAGTTAAACCTTGAAGTGATGTTAGTAACAATATCTAAAGAAGTTGAATCTTTACTTTTATAGTAAGATGTTTTAGGAAAGAAATTAAAATATTTTGCCATATTATGCACCTCCTATGGAACCACCACTACCAGACTCATCAATTCCAGTTGTGTCTTCTGTACCCCAATCGCCATTAGCTAAATCAAATTCTGTATCGGATGTAGCAGTAGTTTCAAAGGTTATACCTGTTTCATTCCAATCACCCAAATCATTAGATGCATCAATCTCGGCCTGTGTTCTAAGTTCACCACTTCTTTCGTTACCAAAATCCAAACCATTAATTGCTTCATCACCTCTGAATGGTGACTTATACTTAACTTGCTCACCTGATAAGAATTGTTTAGTGATAATTTCTGTTTCTTTAAACGATAAGTCCATACGTATAGCAACAGGCATACCAGTTCCACCACGTTCAGGTGAATTCAATAGTGTTTCATAAGAAGCAAAACCATTTGGTGCATAATCAATTGAAACTCCAGTCAATACACAAGTGGAAACTTTAGGTATATTTGGATTTTCTTGGCCATTATAATAAAATTTAATATCAAACTCAGATGGAGGAACCAAGTATCTTCCGAATGATGAAGTTAAAACTTCTGGTGCTTGGTGAAATGTGAACATATCAATAATACTTAAAACTTGTTCAGCTTCTTTTCTGCTTCTTGGATAAAACATGAATTGAAATCTGAAATTTCTAAAAGATGGTGATTGATATATCAACTCTAGTTGTGGGTTAACTGCTAAAGCACCACCTGTTGCGGCAGAAAGTGCTGTGAATAAAACATTTTTATCCAGACCAAACTTTGAACCAAAACCAGCCGTAGCTTCAGCAACAAATGGAGCCATATTTTTTTGTATAGCATCACCACCTTTTTTACCTGCATTCATAAGAGAAGCACCAGCTTGTAAGCCAGCACCAGCAATCCCTAATCCAGAAGCTACACTTACATCACTATATGATTGATTGTAATCAAATGCCAATGTATCTGGCATATACAAGGCAATGGTGTCTTTCGTTCTTTTTACAGTTCTAAAAAAGTTTCCTCTTTTTAAAAGGTCTGATTCTTTTATAGATTTAGCATACTGACCGGCTTTAAAAAGTGTATTCTTTGAATTGATTTCATCCAAAATACCAGCCGTTGTTCCGTCATCAGAGGCAGAGCCATCATAACTACCTTCGTATCTAGTTAGACTTTCATCTTGTATAGCATTTCTTTCTGCCACAAAATCCAACACATTTGTAACTATTTCTTGAGCTCCAGTAATCGCATTCTGTGATCCGCTAGTATTTTCCAATATTTTTGCTGTAGCCGTATCGTCATAATTATAACCACCCACTTGTGTTCTTTCTTGCACATTGATAAAGAACATCATATAATGGCCTTTATCCGTTGATCCAATATCAATAGGATAGCGTTTATTGTCTATATTAAATTGGTCGGAATTGACTTCAAAATTCCTATTCTGACCAGGAATATATTTTATATCTGTAAGTGAGAAAAATGCCATTGTCTGCCTTTTGGTTGCCTAGATACTATTTATGTCATATAAAGGAACTTTTTTACCCAAGAACCCATCCAAGTACAACGGGAATTCAAAAAATATTATATACCGTTCCAACTGGGAATTAAGGGTTATGAAGTATTTTGATGACCACCCGAATGTTATCTGGTGGGCATCTGAAGAACTGCCAATACCATACGTGTCTCCCGTGGACAATAGAACACACAGATACTTTCCAGACTTTATTGTAAAAATGCGTCTTAAAGATGGTAAGGTCACCACTTATATATTAGAGGTGAAACCATTGGCTCAAACCAAGATGCCTGTGCAGAAACGCAAGACCAA